ATGTTCACACATAAAAAGAGGAAACTCATACTCATACTGTCTAACAGCTTTTACAAAACATTCTTTTAAAGGATTATAAAACACACTATCTTTTTTAATCCAAACGTCATCCATCACAACACGATTTTTTGAATCTTCATGAACCTCTGTGTGACTAGAAAAAGATGATGGTTTAAAATTATGTTTAAAATTCATAAGATCATTACATAAACTTTTATCTACAATATCCTCATAGACTTTTATATAATCTTGAACATTCATTTACATCATTCCTGCTTCAAATTGTTTCCATGATATGGCGTGTTTAATATCCCAACCACGATTATCTATAGACTTGATTACGCCATCTATAAATTTTATGGTTGTTTCTAGATAAGCAATTTTATTAGAGAGCTCTATAACGTCACTATCTGATGAGATGTAAATTTGCAGATCGGTTTTTAAAACTTTTAGATCAAAAGGTTTTGATGCATATATTTTTGCATCAGACTTACCACCATAATATTCCCACTTCTCACGATACAATACTTGATAGTCACCTTTACTTTTTGCGAGTAAAAGTTCAAACCTTGATTTATAGTCTAACCATTTGGCTTTTATTTCTTGATTGTAAAAGGATTCCTGATCTATGTTCTCCACATTTTTCACAGGAAGGTCTTTGTAGGATTCTTGTTTCAATTCTTCTAACGTCATTATATACTTTCTTCAAATGTTTGAGCAGAGTTTGATTACTCTCTTTTAATTATATTGACCCTAGTGAGTTGCAACGAGTATTCACTAGATCATTAAGTCTAAGATTTGATAATATACTCTAGCATATCAAATCTCTGCTCGTTTTTATTTATACTAACTAATTGCTTCAATTTCATAAATTTGATATGCAAAGTCTATTGATGCTGTAAGATACTCAACATCTGTTGCTGCTTGATTATAATCTAATGCTGTCATGGCTACAGGATACAAATCTCTAAAGAAAACATTAACAATAGGATTATTTTTATTAGAGAGGATTGTTAATGTTGCATCTGAAAATAATGCATTGTTTGGAGATGCTGCTTTAACATCACCAATATCTGTACTTGTACTTGCTGAACTTCTAGCACCTATCGGAGTATTAGATATGTTTGTTTTAAATTCACTAAATTGTTTTCTATTTTTAGGAAATCCTATTGCGGTCAACCACTCATGAATACTAAGATAGTTTTCTAAATACTCATCGACAATAAAACTTACACTTAGATTATCAAATGTAAGTTGATCACCCATCATAGGAATAGATTTAAATGGTGTGGGTATTACAACATCTGATAAAGCAATTGCTGGTATCGTTGCAGAAACAGCAAAGAATTCTACCTTCGGAAGTTGGTGAATACCAAACCTAAATTGAGTTGGACTTGCATAATCTAATTTATCTGGTTGTGTTGATACTGTAGCCATAACACTATTTAGTCATACGATGATGTAGTATATTTTGTAATACATTCAATTTCAAAACCTAATAATTTTGAATATTTTTCTCTGATAATTTTTACAGCACCCTTTTCATTTTCTGATTCAATATCAAAATAATGAACTTCTTCCCACTTAGCTTCGTCTACTTTTACTCTTTCGCCTTCTCTAACTTTGTCTCTTATAAATTTATTATAGACTCCTACTTCATATTTTTGCATAATTCTCTCTCCATATTTACCATAAAAATGGTATCTGACCTCTACTTTGAGAAGCTAACCAACCCCACATCAATAAAATAAAACCAACCACTACAATAATTTGCCATGTCCACGACAAAACATTACTCCAAAACTCATCTGATTTTTCAGAGTGTATTCTATCTATTTTCTTTTGTTTGGCAACCTTTAATTTATGCTCCTCAAGTAATCTTTCTCTCGTTGTCATAATCTCATCCCAAGTGCCTCGGCCAAACTTGTTATCAATTCTAATTCCTAGATTCAAAATCTCCCTATCCATCTTCTTCTGCTCTAGCACCATTGTTGCAACAGCGCCAACACTTAGGTCATCGTCTTCGTCTTCTTGCATCTTTCTACTAAACATAGAACGCATTTTACTTTTAGGTTTTGATTTTTTATCTTTCGCAACCTTTTTTCTAATTTGGTCTTGACCTCTGAAAAGATCATCAATATGGTGTGCAATATCATTAACATCTTTAGCGGCATCTATAGCACTTTTGATACCACTAACTGCTGATTTTGCAAGAGCTATTCCTGCTAATATTTCTACAACCATAACTTCTTCTCCGTTCATAACTATTTATAAAAAAAAGAGGGTTCCGAATAGGAACCCCCTTTAAGTTTATAGTTAAGTTTCTTATTCTTATTACATAAGATTAGCAACTTTAACCCTACGATAGTAAGAGTTGGTGTTGGCATCCAAGGAAGCATCTGAGTTAAGACCAGAAGCAGGGAAACCATCAGACGCAGCACCGGCAGCAGCAAATGGATTTGCGGCCATTCCGTAACGTGTCTTGAAACCAATCTTTGGTTGGAAGGTATTCTCACCAACCGCACGAACCATTTGTAGTGGAACGTATGGGCAGTAGAAGAAACCAGCGTCATAAGGTGAAGAACCTTTATAACCAGCAACGTAGTACTGAGAAGCAGCCACGTTGGCAGAATAAGGATCGACATATACCTTATAACGACCATTCATCACACCAGCGAATGTGGTGGATGTATCGTCTACATTAAGGTTGTTGTTAAGAGCGGGTGTGTAATCAAGTACACCAGCCATCTGAAGGGCAGAAGCAACATCAGCGGAGCAGATGATGATATTACCTTTACCACGACGAGTCTGTTGACCAATCGCATTGGCATCACGTTCGATTTGGAACATCAAACCTTTAAACTTCTCAACACTCCAACGTCCGTTAGAGTCTGTATCAAGGTCAAAAGTACCAGAAGTTGTTGTGTTGACTTGTGCGCCAGGAACGGCAGTAATGTACAAGTCACGAATAACTTCACGGTTGATTTCTGCAAGAATTTCCGTAGAAAGAATGTTGGAAAGTTCTGTTTCTGCATCCAAACCATGAATGGCTTTAAGGTCTTGAGCAAGTTCCATTGTGTACTCAGCTTTGAGTGCTCGTGTAACTGCTGTAACCGTTGTCTTTTCGATACTGAACGCCATCTCTGCGAAAGAGTTAGCAGTCGCATCACCTAATGCTTCACCTTGAGCAGTAGTCATACCTGTTGGAGCAAGATATGTTCCAGCAGGACTATCGTTTAGGATAGAAGGATTAGTACCTGTGTTTGCTGAAGATGTTAAGTCACCAGCGGCGTCATCGTTAGAATGGCCGGGTGCTTCATCAACCAGAGCCTCGTCACCATCAGAAGATGCAAACTTAGCACGCATTGCAAAGATCAAGCCGGTTGGACCTGTCATTGGTTGCACACCACATACATCATAAGCGATGAGGTTAGGCATTGCACGGCGAACGAGTGAAATCAAAATTGGATCCCAATTTGAAATCTGACCACCAGTGCTGTTTGTTGGTGCAGCTTCTGAAAGAAAACTTGCGTCTTCCCTCATAGCCTTTTCTTGGTTCTCTAGAATGAGAGTAGTAACGGCCCGCTTATAAGAATCCTCAATCTTTCCGAGATCGGGGTGTTCTAGGACTGGCTGCCACTTTTCTTGTAGATGTTCTGTCTGAAACATTTGTTTCTCCTTTTTAATTACATCCGTTTATAATTTACGCACTCGCCTTGTGATCACGACTGATAGCAGACATATACTTTCGCATACTATCTGTCGTATCAACGTCCTGTAGTGCGGTGCCACCATCTTCATTATCAAAAGTAGTTCCTGTACTATCAGTAGCTGTAGAAACTTTAGGGAAATAACTTTCCTTGAGAGTGGAGAGTTTTTCTTTGAAAGACTCTTCATCTACAAAATCTACATCTTCTATTAGTGACTTGAACTTTTCAATCTCTGTGTCTGCTAAATCGTCAGAAACTTCAGCAATAACTTGCTCACGAACCAATCCAGAGTTTTGTTGAGAAATGTCAACATTCTTTTGGATTTCTTCGTTAATCTTTTCTTCCAACTCAGCAATCTTTTCTGATTGAGCTTCCAGAACGTCATATTTTTCGTCTGGAACGTCAATATAGTGATCTTCAAACAACTGTTTCAGTCCAGAGATAAAGTCTTCTGCAATTTCGCCTTTTAATCCACGCTCGATTGCCAACTCATTCTCTTTAGTCCATGTCTCTACAACGTAGTTGAGATATGTATCAACCTTCTCAGTGAGTTCATCTTTGAAGGTTTCTACTTCTACTTCTTTCTCACTATTAACAGCCTCACAGATACGCTCTACTTCTGAACGCATCTTAGACTTAACAGCAGCTTCAAACACTGTAGCTGCCTTTTTCTTAAACTCTTCAGAAAATTCTTCACCTTCTGTAAGAGCATCAACGTCTTCTTTGACGCTGATAGTTTTAATTTTCTCTTCGATTTCTGCTTTCGCATCTTCAAGTTTCTTGAGTTCTGCTTTAGATTCTTCTGTT